CTAGATACGATAAAACTGATCCATCAGTTGCAACAACATCAACAGTAACTCCATCTGCATACGCAGCACTGACAGTAACTGAGTTACCACTAATTGCTCCATATATGTATGAGTCAAGACCAATATCACCATCAAACTCACAAAGCATCAGTTTGTCATTAGCATCATAGATGTTTGCAAACAATCTATCATCAACGGCAATAACAGAATCAAACTTTCCATTCGTAGTAAACTGAACCCAAGAAGCTCTTTTCTCAGCCCTGTTTGATGTAAATATGGCAGCATTACCATCTGTCATTGTAAGAAAGGCGTAAGAATCTGGTTGACCAAATCCACTTTGAACAACAGTCATAAACTTAGGGGCATTAATCAAATGAGAAGAAATAGAAGATATTGCTGTTGAAGAATATGCATCCTCTGAATCTGTAAATAAATACTCTCGAACAACACGACCACTTGCTTGAACAAAGATGGTAGAGCCATCAATCAAAGATGGCTCAACAAAAGCTGATCCGTATGGAGTTTGTTCGCGTATTTGAGCATTTGTTGGAGTAATAGCTTGATTCAAATATGTTGGAACATATAGCTCACCACTACCAGCAAATACTTGCAAATCACGGCTGGAAATCAAGTACCTAATTTCATGCACATCACCAGTTGCCGCAGTTAGCTTAATAGCCTCATTGTCTTGGGCTGTTCCAACATCATGATTAAAGTATTCACCAACCTCACTCATAAATAAAGAATCAGGCTCGGCAAGCGTTCCACCAAAAACAAGTCTATTTTCATGGAAAGCAACAGCCGCAGGGTATCCACGCTTGGCAGACCAAGCTTGCTCATCCCAATCTAGTGTTGGCGCATGAGTTATTATTTTGGGAAATCCACCGCCATCTTCGGAAGAGTTTGCTGTTGCGCCAGCAGTGAAGTTATAAGTATTTTCATCTATAATATTAGCAACAGTTCTTGCTCCATTTATGCTTGCCGCATTAATACCACCAACAGTGCTTGCGTCCGATATGGTAATAGATTCACCGCCACCATAACCATGATTAAGCTGAGTAACTTCAACCAAATTACTACCATCATTCGCTCTAAGCGGATTTGCTACTGACAACCTAACAGTCAAAGTATCAACAATATTACCTGTTGCTTGGGTAGAAGATTGAACACTTGTTATTTCAATTTCATTTCCGCCATATCTAACAACAACACCAACATGCAAAGAGTCAGGATAGTTTCCTCCGCTTTGCGTTCCTGTTGTATCCCAATACGCAGAACTAGTTGTTAATGTCACACCTGTTCCGCTACTTGCAGAAGGATCAAGTGTAACCCCAACATTTTGATATTTTGTATATGGTTGGTAAATCTGTTTGTTATCTGCACGTTCATCAAACGTATAAGTGCTAATTTCAAAGGTTGTTAAAGAAGTTCTTGTTAGCAATCTTGGCGCAAATAATGGGTGGCAAATAAACATAACATCGCCCATTTGGGCTACTGTATATTGTTGTAAATAATCCTGATCGAATGGAAGAGTATTCGTACTTACATCTTGAGTAAGTGTTGCAACTAAAGTAAGATTTCCATCTAATCTAAAACATCTTACTTTTTGATGCTCTATAGAAATAACGTAGCGTTCATTATCATCAAAAATAAATGGAAAAAGATTAGATTGATTTGGATTACTCGCATTATAAGTTATAGAATAATCATATATATGTTTTAAGCCTGTTCTCTTCTTGGCGCTACCCTCAACTGTAATGATCATATTCTCAACTTTTTGAGCAGAACCAGTATAAATAGCAGTATCAGTCCGCATAACTAAAGAATCGCTGACCTCACCAAATTGAAAACTGTTTTGAGGAATACGAGCCTTTTGCATTAACTGCGCCTTTGTGCGATGAACCTTGTTGTTTTAAGCTTCCTAGTTGTTTGAGCTTGAGAGTCTAGTCTGCGAGCTTTGATAAGCTGAATTTGCGCTTGTTGATCCATTGCGGCAGAAAGAGAAGCATCGCGCGCAAGAGACAATGCAAAAACAGATGCAACGGAAAACTCAACACCAAGAGTAAAGTATGGTGCCCAAGATGATTCTGACGCTCTATAAATATAATCTGCAATTACTTCATCAGCAGCAACAGCATTGTTGTAAATCTTATCCTCATAGGTATCAAACTCTATAGGCAGATCCTGAACAGTAACACTGTTTATCATTAAAGAATCAGACGGAAGTTGGTATGCAGAATCCCATCTTCCAATCGGAACATCAGCAAGTCTGTTTAATTGAAATTGCTTTGTCGCAAATCTCCAACGACTGCTTGTAAGTGCCGCGCGCACAATATCTTCATACACAGCATCAGCTAGATCTGATTCTGTTGTGCCATCAGTAAACGACTGAATAGGATCACCCCCAATAAGCATGGAGGCGCGCGAACATATCTTTATTGCTGTATTTGCATAATCAGGCATATGAGTATGGGGGCCTTAGCCCCCATCCTTCTTATTAATCGCCATCTGTTTCTGCTACAGCCGTACCATCAGATACGTCAACAACAGAACCAGTATTTGACAAAACGGTGCAAAAGTTAGTTGTTGGAACATTAGTGTCCCGAACAATAATCAGATCACGAACAGCCAGCATGTTTGCTGCGTTGTTGAAGTAACCTGATGTGTTTACATCGGCAATTGCATCTGCCGATGTGTACATCCACAAGCTTCCGTTTGAATCACCGCCAACACGAGTAAGATTTGCTGCACTAAAAGCCATTGCTCACCTCCTATGTATTGTTGTCTAAGAGTTCATAGACACCGTTGTCATCAATAACAACTGCGCCCATAGACATCATAGATGTTGCAAGGTGTGATACTTTTTCAGCCACATAGTTGACCTCAGTTTGAACATCAGCATTGATGCCCAAGCCAACAGCGCTTGTGTGGTAGCACATGCTCTTACCAGCCGCGACAGCAGACGTTGAAAAGATCTTGAATCCAAGAAACTCTTTCATTGTCATACCACCAGCATAAGGCAAGTTTTGCGGCCCAACAAAGTCAGATGATGCAAACTCTGTGATTGCAAAAAGATCAGCATAACCTTTCGGGTGCATTGCAATGTAGCGTTGTCCATCCTCTGGAACATCGGCAGAACCAAATGTTTCAAATACAGCAAGCAAGTCTGCTTTTTCTACCGCAGAGCTTGTATTGTGAATTTGAGTTGAGTTCGCACCTGAGTCCATAGCTGTAATCAAGAGGCTATCAGTTTTGCGACCAAGGGCAGCAGCAGCAGATTGTGCTACAGCTTGACGCTCATTGATATTGATCTTGAGTTCATCCAGCTTGTCGATGTACTCGGCTGCATAGTAATCAGCCATTGTCGCTTCCACATTCGTGTGTGCAAGATCCATTGGAGTTACGTTACCATTGCGTGATTTGGTAGTTGCTTCCGCAGTACCAATTTTTTGGAATCGTACAGTTGAACCAGTTACATTGGCAGTCCGCACAGTGTTCCGTAGCTTGGAACCCATACGCTGATACGCCAAATGAACTTCGGTTTCGAACTGTTTGATAAAGGCTGTGTCGATTGTATTAGCCATTTCAGTCCTCGTTGAAGTTTCGGGTTACTACAGGTATCCGCTACTTCACATCAACAAGGGTATCCTTACGGGCCTTTCAGTGCATCGCGGGCTGCGATGTGCCATCATAAACATTTTTTTTATTTGGATTGCAACGCACAAAATCAATATACCTGTTTCCGTTAAATATCGTTTCACCAACAACTTCAAACCCAAGCCAAGATGCCCATTGCAACATATCACCATGTTTTGCCAGTATCGTCATAGACATACCCGATTGCGTTTTGTCAAAAAAGTTTACCAACATCTTTGAGCCGCGCGCCAAAACATGAAAGTTTTGTCGTATAGTTTCCGAAAACATTGCAAACATTTGAGGCCATTGACCATCATCTTCAAATAAAAGACCGCCGACGAATATTATAGGGCCATCTTCTTTCCTTACAATGTAAGCTTCAGCTATATCTGGTAAGTCTTGTAGGGCATCTTTTGGCCCTTCATACCCCAAGAAACTTAGCTCCTCTACATTCTCAATAGATAATACTTCTATAACTTCTTCAAGATGTTTATTCGTATAAGGGGTAAGGTAATACTTACCCCTTTGCATAATTCTAACCTCTGTAGATTCGCTGGAATCCTTCTGCAACTTGCTTGTGGAAATGCGGATCTCGGTCTTTCCAGTATCTTGGGTCATTCATCATCTCCCTTAAATCAGCCTCACTCATCTCAGATGCAGATGTTGTTTCCCCTGAGAATGAACCATCCTTCATTGCGTCCATCATTGCTTCTAATGCTAAGATACCCTCATGGCTCTCACACATCCTTTCAATTGCAGGGATCGCACTTTCTGGAAAAAACTTATTAGCAAACATTGATGCTGCATTGATTCTTGCTTCAGCATTATCTCCAAGCTTTGCAAATTCCGCGTCAATATCTGGCTGATTGGACATTGCTGAGTTTGCGTACATTTCTATACCACGCGCAAACTCTTCCTGACTATACCCATTCTCAAAAGCATGTTCTGACCACCAGCGCAAAAGCTCATTATCAACAGCTTCATCTTGATTTATAATATCTGGTAGCTGATAATCACCAGCGGAATTAGGACGATCAGAAAAAGCCTCAGCTTGTATTTCTTCCATAATTTGATTGCGTATTTCATCATCACGGCTTCCAAGTTTGGACTCAAGCTCTTTATAAGCCTTTGCTAAGTCTTCACCTGTTTTGTATTTTTCAGGTAGCCATTCAGGACGCGCTGGCGCTGCGGCCTGATCTACATCTTCCTGAGTTACAAAATCACGACCATCAGCTTCAGCTACAGCAACTGCTTCTTCTTCACTCATTTCGTTTTGCTCCTATGTGCATGTGCAATACGTTGCTCAATCATAGCAACCAAATACCTCTGACCTTCAAGATGACGAAGCTCTTCTGTAGAAATGTTAGGCCCATTAACTAATTCAATAGTTACTGACCTTAGATACCTAAGAACTTCCTGACCTGTTGGGCTGGAAAATATTTGTGCAACATTCTTGCTTATCTCAACATCCCGTTCAGATTTGCGTTGGATACCATCTATCCCAATATTAATTCTGTTGCTCAATTGGCATCATTCCCTGTTGTGCCATCTGTTGTTGCGCCATTTGTTGCGCAGCTTGCGCTATCTGTCTACGCTGTTCTTCATCACGAATCAAGCTTTCTGGCACACCAAATTTTCTTGCAAGATATATTGCAGTCTGTTCACCGTCAATAAGAAGCTGCAACATCTCAGGACCAAAACCATTTCCAATAAGCTCAAGGTAACGCGCAACAACAGATATGTCTTGATTTGCTTGCGCTTGAGCCAAAGGAGATACCGCGCGCACTTTTATTTCACGACCATTAACTGTTGGTATTTCAATGCGACCTTGTTTCTTCAGAATATAAACAACACGCTGAAGAACAGGCTGAACCAATTCAGCTTGCAGCCTACCAAACGATGCACCCATTCTCCGAGATAAATCTGCCTGACGCTCTGCAATCTCTGTTGCCGTTGCTGGCGTTCTGTCAGGATTGCCAAGCATATCATTATAAAGAGCGCGCTTAATATTCAATCGCATGTCACTAAGAACAAGCTGCGCAACATCAAAACGTCCAGCAGCTTGAATAGGTTGCAAACCAGCAGAACCCATAGCCTTTGGTATTATAGTCCCTGGAACTAAGTTAATAGTATCAGGGTTAATGACCCCATCATCTTCCATTTGGTAAATGCCAGAGATAGACATCTGAGCATTTTCAAGAATAAGCTGAATGGTTAGGTTTGTTGTTTTAATAGAACTCAATGCATTAATAAGTGGCCCTCTGCCATATATCTCACCAGCGCACTTAGACCATCTAAAGCAAATAAACGGATTAGATCCAACACCGCTCATTTCTTTATAATGCAATATAGTTTCAGTGGTCATACATATTGCATAGTGCAAATATGCTTCTTGATTTTTCTTTGAGTAATCACGGCAAACAACTTCAAGAACTGTTGTTTCACGATTACTTCCCATTTGAGAAGTTACCTTTGGGTCCAGTACAGATTTAGGATACATCAAAGGGATGTGATCAAACTTTACCTTCTTTCTCTCTCGGTAAACATGATCGATTCTATCGTCGGGGCCAGTATCAAGTACAACATGGGGTAAGGGAATTGCAGAAAAGTTTACTGGGTTTAGTGAGTCACCTTCCTCAACGCACAAAATACCAGTCCCGACAGCCAAGTCCATAAAGGATTCATGGACCTCTTGGCTAAAATTAGAGTTTTGAAGTATTTCAAAAACATACTCTGTTACTTCATCAAGCTCATTATCAACAGCCTCCCGCTCTTGAGGATCAACCTCAGAACCAGAAACAAAATCAGCCCAACGTGCATAATTGGGAACTATGCCTGATTGTAACCTGCTTGCAAACTCTTGGGTGCCAACAACGGCAGTTTCATCAAAGATCTTTTCATCACGCCTTTGACCATGCTCTTCGTAATAAAAAGATTCACGCTGCGGCAAAGCATATTCATAGCACTCTTCAAACAGAGAAACCCATTGCTCTCGAAACGCCTTCGCTGTTCGATACTTTTCTATATAATGCTTTGCCATATTCATTAGTCAAAACGCCCCAAGAAACCAGAAGAACCACCAGCGCCACGCATTCCTGTTCCTCTATAGAAAAGAGAGCGCCGACCAGTGCCGCCACGTCTGCCTTCATCGGCAGTGCGCTTTTCCAATGCTTCTGTTATATCTTCACGTTTCTTCTTTGCGCGCTTTTCAGCTTCTTCGCGCTGAGTATCTTCAGCTTCTACTCGCTGTTCAGCCGCAGCTTTTTCTTCTTTTTCACTAGGGCCACCGCCCCCACCACCAAAACACATAGCAAATCTCCTTTCAAACCTTCCTATTCACAAAGCCAAAATAAAATCAACGCACAAATTGAAAGCGAGGAGATTTCTTAGGCCGTGAAAAAAGATCAAACTTCCTTCCAGCAACAACTGTTCTTGCTGGTTTTTGAGTGTTCATTAACGCGCGCCCTTCACCCGCACCAAGAAAAAGATACTGTGCAGCATCGTGAACATGAGAGAACATATTTTTATCTGGCTTATCAGCATAACGCTCACCAGCAACTTCCATTCTCTTGTAGGCATACCCACCCTCAAAACCTTTGATAAGTTGAGGGCAACGCCTATCAATTAAAAATGCTGGCTTACCTTCAACCATTTTGGTCAACAGGGAAGAAACCGCCTCAAGTCGAAGGTCAACAGAGTTGGAAGGCGCAGGGAACGCCCTCAAGCCAGCACCGCGCAGAATGTGAAAGGGTGTAGATTCATCAGTCTGCGCTCTAAAGTCACCAGAAGGATCTCCGTAAATTATAACCTCGGATGCTACAGCAAACCGTGTTGATAATTCATTTCTAAGAACCTCGGCAAAACGTACAATTCCCATATCAATAGCAACAATTTCAGATTGCACAAGCCATCTGCCGCGTACCTTTTGAGCAAATACAGCAGCAGGCGTCAGCCCAAAGTCTATGCCAACATAAACAGGAAGCTGTGCCGCAACAGGTATTTCCTCTTTCGCTATGTGAACATCTGAAGCAAACATCGGATATACTGGCTTTCCATCTTGAATGTGACCCAAACGGTTCATCACATATACATCAATCCAGCTTTTTGTCTTACCGCGTATTAGGTTTGAATAATAGCCGCGAAGAATGTTCTTTTGATTCTCAGCTTTGGGATTATCTTTGTAATCCTCTATCTCACCTTCTTCGTTTTTAGATTCGAGCATTCCAGCAGGTTGGGTGTAAAAACTCCAATTGTCTGGCTTGACCAGCATCTTAGCTTGCTCACGCGGTATATGGTCTGGGATTGGAACCTCACCAGACATGATAGGCCACCAATGATCTTCTTCGGGCGCGTTGGTATCGGCAATAACGCCAGTCCAAGAAGGACCGCCATCACGCATAGAAGGATAACGCCCAACACGCATCGTACAGGCATCAATAATCGACTTAGGAATCTCGCGCGCTTCGTTGATCCATATACCTGTGAGTTCAAGAGAAAGGAGTTTCTTAACATCCTCAGGGCGGTCAAGAGCCAAGAAAATAACTTCAAGATCAATGTCTCCCTTTCTAATATGGTGCGTGTATGGCACTGACCAGTGAAACTTGCCCCAATCTGATTCTGGAAACCAATCAAGCCAAGTCTTTATTGTTGTTGTTCTAAGTTGCGGATTGGTGTTTCGAATAATAGCCCATCGGCTTTTGCGTATTCCGTCTGGCCCCTTCTGTTGAACAAGCGCGCGCCGAAAGACCTCAACACAACAGCCAACAGATTTCCCAGAACCAACAGGGCCACGAATACCACGAAAGAACGTATTGTCTTTCATAAAGTCTTTTAGCACCTCGCCATCAGGCTTGTACTTAAAGTCAATCATCTCAACCCCTGATCAACCCCTGTCTTAATCATGCATTCCGCAACATCAGGACCAATGTTGTCAATAACATTATCAAGCATATAGTTTGTAACATAAGACGCGCCATGCTTCTCATCAAAATGTTGAAAGTGAATACGCTTAACAATACGGCGCAACATCTCCAATTCTTCTTGCTTTAAACTGTTTACAAAGCTCACTTCTTACCCCTAGCAGCCATTTCTTGAAACCGCTTCTTGCCATACTTCTTTCTGCCAATCGCAGCCGCAAGCGCCTTTGGGTCTTTAACATCTTTCTTTTCTAACTCTCGCACCAGCAAAGAAAAGCGTTTACCAGTTCCTAACTTGGGCTTCTTCATGTTCTATACTCCCTTACCTTCCGAGCAATCGCTTTCGGTTGAGCCACAAACTGCTTACCCTTTGCCTTAATCCTACGAAACAAAGACTTCCTCATCTTAGGTTTAGTATAATTGCCAGCCTCATTTACCGCCATTGATATACTTACCTTCCATGTCCCACTTTTTCTCAATCCGCTTGGCTCTGCTAAGAAGAGACTTATACTGAGGATTCCTGTCACGAATGTAAGTCGCAACATCCATCATCACATTATGATTACGCCGCAACCACTTGTTCGGCTGGTCCTCATCAGTCACCTTGTCAGGAATGTCAAACGCACTCATCTGCTTTAACAAAGTATCGTATCGCTTCTCTTCACTCATTAATCCATCCTAAGCAAAGAACGAACCTGCATTCCACCCTTGCGAGGCTTCGGAACATCAGTCAACTGTTGATCCCGCTCTGGACCCTCACCAACCTGAGTCGAAGGCAAAGGCCCATAATCCTTCTTCATCTCCTGATAAAACTCATCAGCAGTCTTAGTCTTCTTCTTACCACCACCAAAACACATTATGACTTCCTATGCCTCTTTGCAAAGTTGCGCGCCGCCTCAACACTGCCAAACCCCCAAGCCTTCAATGCTAAAGCCTTCCGCGTAGGACGCCCCTTCTCATCCTTCATCGGACCCTTCATCCCTGCAAACCTAGCAGCAAACGAAACACGACGACCATGCGTCCCACTCTTCTGAGGTGCCTTTAAATTAGCACCCTCCTTGCGCTTAAAATAAGCACGACCCGCAGCATTCAATCCACCCTCAGGATTCTGATACTTCTTGGCGACCATAGCCAACACTCCGCAATGCTAACTTAACCTTGGACATATCGTCCTTCGGTGGTTGCTTCTCTGGATTCTTCTTAAAACGTGCCATGATCAAACCCTATAGCAAAAAAAATATTTTCAACAACGCACAAAAAAACCTTTTTTAAGAAAAATGCTAGTGGGGGACTATTACTGTCACAGTGACTGCCACTTTTCCCCCCACCCCCTCCTAGCTACACGGATGAACAAAGAGTTTACCCTAGATCGATTGAGACGCGAATATCTCCAGCTACCTGTACTTGGCTCCGATCTATGGGCTTGTAGCCAGCGCGATCAAGAAGATCCTTAGCCGCCTCAAGCTGGACATATTCGCTCTTGGCACCAGTTGCTAACCGCTTCACAGTTCCAGCAGCAAGGGTAGCGCTGATTCCAAACTCCTCGTTCATCCTTTGCATCAAGTATTGCTGCACATGCGCAAGCTTTAACGCTTTGGTTGCAGTCACTCTGCCAGATTCTCCTTCTGCATATCCAGCATCGGCAGCAGCCTGCTTGATACTACAGCCCTTTGCTACGAGGGTATCAACCAGCGCAGTCTGCTTTGCAGTCAGCTTACGTTCTGCGATCTTCATCTCTCATTCCTTTTTTCTAAGCTGCACATATTGATCTAGATGACTGTTTGCAATGCTGGGCTAGACCATCATTGCTAAGTTCTAAGAAGGAATGAGTGATGATTCTACTCCGTGCTGTTGCCCCCCCTTCCCTCTTCCCCCCCATTGCTACTGGCTGACTGCAAGGCACGTCAAGATGTTACGTTGCGTCACTTGTGTTTCTTAGCAATGTCACCACAACATCTAGTGCTATTATCTGCTCTGCCCCTCTTGACGTGCTATTGAGCCGATGCGCAGCAAGCAGACCATACTGACGCAGATCAGAGATTTGCGCGTTACCATCAAGGCGTAATAGATACTACACTTGGCGTGAGATTCGACAACATCGGCGCGTCATTTGGTCTGCGTGCAGAGATTGGTTATCCATTTATGGCCCTCCCATTCAGCCTTGCTGCGGCCACCCTAGCGGTAGTCCCTGATCCAAAACACGGGCAGAAAAAGTTCGCAACCCGCTTCGGGGTGTGCGAACTTCAAGCGCCCTGTGGGCGTTTCTGCTCCGTGTTGTTGGGGGCCAACCGCGAGGGTGGTCCTCGCGGCAGAACAGGAGAACCAACATGTCTAACTCAATATCTACACTTGCCCAAATGAAGCTTGATGTTATCAAATATCACGCTGTAACTATTACTACAGACCTTGATGGAAACGAGATTACAAATCTCAAAGATCTGGTCAGCATGGCAAACGATGCTTGCTACACATCGCACAACAGCGTCATGTACGTCAAGAAGAGCATAGCAGATGCACTAGCTGACTATGACATTGCTTGTGAGAACAAAAATGCGCGCGATACGGAACGTCTTGAGCGATACCTCGCAATCCTCCAAGAACGCTATGCAGCGCAAGATGAGCGTCACCAAGCCGATGTAGACGTTTACTCAATCCTAACGAACGGCGAGCAATGGCAGCGCGCCAAGCCAAAAGCATCTGGCTCAAAGATGCCCAAGAAAGATCTCTCAGCACTGAGAGCGGTGGCTGCTTCATAGCAGCCCCACACTCTCAGATGGTAGCGCACCACGCGCTGCCATCACTCACGTCCGTGAAGGCCGATGCTCCATATGCACACTGCGCGCGGGGCAAGGGGACTTCACCGACATTGCCGCGCTTTGTAAGATTTAATGCTTGCAAAGTTTTTTAAATATAAATAGCATTGCTTATACGCAATGTACAACCATAAGATAAAAGGAGAACAATATGGTTACTGCACAACTGTTGAAATGGCAAGCGCCTGTTGAGATGAAACTTACTGCTTCTGATCTTGAATCAATGGCTTTGTTTTTTGCAAAGACAGAAGTCGAAGAACTTTTAAAAGATAGTTATGCTATGAAAACTATCGCCAAACAGATTGTCGCTCAATCTGAGAAGGTGCAAGATGCACTCAATCCTTCATACAATTCGTGAAGCAGCGGCAGAGATGCG